CATGGGCCGCGCGTCGGGAAAGGACGCGAATATGGCTGTAATTATGTCGCATTTCCCTAGTTCCTGTCTACCAGAAGTGCACTCGCTACTACGTAAACATTGCTTTGCGAAGACGTAACTACCAAGGTATCAAGCTGCTCAAGCACCAAAGGGCCTGCATTCCAGCCCGCCAAGAGGTCTACATACTTGCCAGGAGCTACCGCTTCCAGAGGCACTAGAGGGTGCGTTCCAGACCCGCTAGGGGAAAAAGTAACGGTTATGTTGGTGCTTGCTGCATCTGAGTTTGCTATCCAAAGAGACTTAACAATAGCCGTTGTAGCCGCAGGAACTGTGAGTACAGTGTTTGCAGTGGCCGCAACCAAAGTCTTTTGAAAACGTTTATATGCGTTTGCCATTATTTTCCAAAGAACCAAGTCTGTGCCTGGTCCTTGTCCTCGGTTACAACAGGGGTGTAAGTACTGTTGAGTTGTAAAATAATCTGCTCAAGAGAGCGCACCAGTTGGTTGAACTGCGACGCATCATAGTCAGGCGATGCGTTGGGCAGTCGGACGTTGGTAATTTTGCTCATCGCAATCCGTCCGGCTGGATGTCAACGCGCAACGTTCCATAACGCCAATTGGTGTCTACCTCGTTGCTCTCAATGCGCAAACTGATCTGTCTTCCGCGCGCGCGAGTGTCCACTTTCTCCGTGTTTGGAGTAATGATGTATGGGTCCAAAGAGCTTGGACTTGCACTGGCCTGCGGATACGGGCGCAACAACAAATGAACAGTTAGGTTGCCTTCTTGGTTCTTAAAGTCGGGGATGAACCGCTTCATAAACAACATCTGGTCTCCGTCCCCAATGTCAAAGTAACCAGACTTGACCAAAGCCGTGATGGCCGCTCCATTGCCGTTCTTGCCGTCCTCTTGGTTGTATATCAAAGAACGACCGGCTGTCAGGCCATTGATGGTGGTGATCGTAGCCTCGGTGCTATTTGGAAGGTATTCGGCCGCAGTTGGGTTACTAAACGTTCCTATGTCTGTCCATGCAGTGCGTGCCATGGTGCCAATAGACCAGACATTCTCTAAGTAGTTGTACGTCACAAATCGATCAATGTAGTCAGATGTGTATGAGCAATACCACCAAGTGACCTCGTTAAATTGAGTGTTGACTCCAATATTTACCTTGGCGTTTTGAACAACATTAAGGTCCTGGAAGACGTAATCCTGCACAGTACAGGCAAGCTTTTTAACAGTTCCGTCGAACATGAAGAAGGCGTCTTTGCCCATCCAAAACGACACGCCGTTGACGTCAGCAGAGGCATGCGGACCGATCAGGCCACAGTTAGAGCCAAGTTGCTGAAAGCCAAAGGTGTAGGGAGGGCCAAGGTATTGCATGGCGTGCAAGGCACTGTCTGTCCAGATCAGAATCTGACCTCTCGAGCGAACAGCAGAGACGATGTGGTTGCCGTCCGTGAGCCGTTGTCCGCCGGCCGTGTTTGTTGCACTCTCAACAAAGCTGTTGATGTCCTCCTGATTGGAGAAGCGAACAAACATGGGGTCCTGAGTATTCGGAGACCCAATTGTGCTCTCTGTTCCAAAGCACACCAAGTGTCTATCCGGGGTAGACACAATCGCATAGGTACTTTTTGTAGGAGCGCCTGATATGGCCGTTGCACGGGTCGCGACTCCAGCACTTGTGTCAAACAAGTAAATAGCGCCGTTTGCAATCTGGCATACAACATCTTCGCCAAAATTATCAAACTGCCATACCCGCGAATCAAGGGCTATAGAAGAAGAGGCGGCCCTTGGGGTTCCCCACGTGCTCGCGCCCCACGTTCCTACGCCCCAACCGTAGTCCACCGTACTGACAGCGGTCCCTACGTTAATTTGATAGGCAGCATCCGCAGTGCCTGCGGCGTTAACTGTGGACGTGGCAGCGGCAGGGGAAACAATGGTGTATTCGTTGGCATTTGGGACCAACTGGACCTCAAATTCACCCGTCAGACTGGCGTTGGAGATGCCTCCTGGATTGCCTGTCACACTGGAGAACGTTACAAAATCGCCCACGATACATCCATGGGCAGTGTCGTTTACCGTGACCGTAGTGGAGGTATTGACTGTGTCAAAAGTAACTCCAACCGCTGTTCTACGTATAGGTGTGACGTCCCCTATCAAAGAACCATTCAATGCATATAATTTTCTGTTCGTCCCAATGATCATATAGGGAGAACCGTCCAAACCGTTCCAGGTATATATCTCACTGACCAGGCCAACAAGGTATTGAGCGACCTGATTAAAGAGGGTCCAGCCGCCTATTTTCTCAGGGAGGCCATAACGAAAACGCACGTAGTCCGAATCAATCCAGCCGCCTTCAGCGCCGTACTCAGTGTTTTGTTTGTCTACACCAGGTTTGAGAACAATTCGTGCGAGTGCCATGGCTTATCTAAATCCTGCGGTTTTCTTTGCAATTTTTTTAGGCTGGGCCACAAACTGCTTTCCTGCCGCCTTGCCCTTGCGCTTGGCCTTGGTCGTAGCTGCATACTCAGCCGGGGACAAAGACTTGATAGCTGCCTCAGGGAGATACCGCTCACCTGTTTTTGACGAAGGCTTCCCCGACTTAGTGCGCCACTTCTGGTCGCCCCAGTTTTTAAGAGAAGTCTGTGGAGCTTTCAATCTCGGTAACCTCCGCCTGCCGCCTTGTACTTCTTGGCCACAAGCTGGGCTTTCCTAGCCGACCACTCTCCAGCGCCTGTGCCTTGTGTCGCGGCGGCTTTGACCTGAGACACAATTTTCTTACGCAGAGTTGGCTTTGTATAGTTGCCCGCAGCGTTCACAGTAGATTTTTTGGGTTTTGCTTTCATATCAGGCCATTAATCCAGGGACATACTGTGTTTTACCAGCGACTTTCATGGCGGTCAACTCTTGTTTCTTAAGATTGGCCGGGTCAAACGACACGTGCACCCAGCCGCTATCGGGTATACCCGGAGTGTAGAACTCCAAGATCAACTGGGTGTAGTCCAGATTATCCATGATCCATTGGGCAAGCTCCGCGTTGGGGACACCAGGAATCTCTATATCGGCTGCTCGGCCAAGGCAATGGTCTGAGGTCTTTGATCCATTCACCGCAGCATTGGACTCAGGGCTGCGATAGCCAGAGTTCACCTTGACACCCTTGGCAAAGTGGTCACGCACGGGCTGAAGAACTTTCTCCGCCAAGAGCCTTAAGGACGCAATCTCGACTTCACCGGGGGTATTGTCCAAGCCCATGCGCAGGGCGGTCTCGGACTTAGTTAGTTCGTGTAATGAAAAGTTTGCTGTCAGGTTCATTGCTCTTCCTTTCAAGTTTTATATCTATGTCTATACAGATTGCTTCAGCCGTCTTTCCCTGCTTGGCATATTCAATTTTCTTTTCTGCAATTTCTTGCAAGCATTTTTGTTCGTTTAAAGTGTAATCCTCGGATTGCAGAAACTCACAATTAACCCCCATGCAAATATAAAGCAAGGGGATGTATATAGTCATTTCATGTTCCTCATTTCGTTGTATTGGTCAATACAGGCGTTGAGACTGCGGATGGCTTGATCTCCTCGGCTGGTGAGATCGACAAGAGATTCAGCAATTCTTGGGTCAAGCTCGGCTCTTGTTTCTGTATCTCCAACGGGAGCGGGGGTATCTTCGGCGGCTGGTACGGCGCACTCGGGGGTTTGGACAGGAACGAACAGCCTGAGCTTGCCAGAGACAATATCATTACGAAGCTTATTCTCTTTAACTTTTGCAACATCGTTAGCTTTCCTTAAAGTTTGGGCGTATGTCTGAGCAACCTCTCCCATACGCTGTTCCGTTTCCCGTGCCTTGGCATTCAAGGCGGCAATCTCAATTTGCTGGCGCTCGTACTCATCTTGTTCGCCCTTGTAGTACCCGCTACCAAAACTGCCAAGCAGGGCAAGGACAACGCCAAGAATCACCCAAGGGTTAAACAGGCTTAACATCATCGGCTTTCATCATGGCATCAGTCTTGTCTTTGCTGGACTTACTCGACCCATAGAAGAACGAAATAATAGTGGCAACTGCTGTACCCAGCAAGAAGCCCAAAATGATATTGGCAAAGTCTCTACCGCCCTCTGGCAGTTGGACAAACGTCACGCAAAAAAAGTAAATGACTGAGGTCGTTGACCAGAACCAAGCAAAGTAATAGATGAAGTGCTTGGCAGTTTTGTCGTCGGGGCTTATGGCTGTAACGTCAAACATATTTCAGTTCTTTCCTGTCAAGGTTTTTATGGGCTTGCTGACAGCGGTTTTCTCTTCCAGAATGGCAATGTGCATTCGGTTTTCCGCAATTTGATCACGGTTGCGCTGAATTTCTTTCTCCAAGTCTTGCCGCAACTTTTCCCTTGCCAACTCAGCGCCTGTGTTGCTGGCTTGTTTGTTGTCAGAGGTCACGACCAAACTGATTTTGCTGTTGAGGATAGTTACTTCATGCGACAGATTGGACAATGCCGACATAAGGTAAACCACACACGAAAACAATAAAGGCAGTAAGGCAAACGTGATTTTTTCAATCAAAGCGCTTTTGGTTTCCATTGCTTGAATTTTTTGCTCACTCATTTTTTCTCCTCACGTTCTTTCTGTTCAAGATTACGTCTAAGTTTTTCTACCTTCTCTACCTGCGTTTTAACCTCGCGCTTGGCTTCCAAAATATCCATGTACAACATGCCCATTAGGGGCAAAAGCAAAGCAATCAAAAAACACGCAGCAACCCAGCCCATTACGTCTTCCCCCAGCGATTTACCAGGAGCAGTAGGAACCACAGGTACAGGAGGAATATAGTAGTTCCGATCAGGTACGCTGACTTTGCCTGGAAGTTTCTTTTTGCCTCCCGCCGTTGCCATTGTTTGTACCTCTGCCGTGTTTCCTCTTTTAGCCTTGCTTGTTCCTGTTCCTGACCTATGATCTCCCGCATCTCAAAGACCCTGCTGTACAACGCGCCCATCTCAGGCGGGGATTGATACACCATGACTTCACGGATCGTCACTTCCAGTTCTGCCATCTGCTGCTGCGCCATGATTCTTTTCAGAGCCGCTTCCATCAGATTGGCATTGGAATCATAGACACTTTTGGACTTTTCTTCTTCCTCCCTGATGTGCGCAGCAAGCTGCTCTTGTAATTTAAAGAAAACAGTTAACTGGCCAACAATGTCTGCCATGACTTGGGTTTCGTCAACGGCAACGTAGGCTTCCTTCTTTTTCGCCACAGGCTTGGACGTGGCAGGCTCGGGGTCTGTTCCGAAGAGCTTTTCCCAGAATCCTCTGACTGCCTTGGCATCTGAGACAACTTCATCAACAGTCTTCTTAATCTCCATGAAAGACGTTTTAGCGTCTTTGTATAGCTTGCACCCTTGCTTAATAGCCGAGACGCAAGCATTGGCTGCAAAGAGAATGCTGAGTGGGTCCACATGCGCGTACTCATTTACATGGTGGAGCCAGAGGCCGCTGGGATGGTTGTGACCTGGATAGCCATGCTTTTCTTCAGATTGAGCGGAGTACTGCAATCAGAGCAGGTGTCTGCTTCAAGTTCGCGTTCATCCAGGTCGTAGCCACAGTGTGCGCAGACGATCTCTACCTCGTGGGCAGGCTCTATCAGGCCCCCCGCAAGGGTTACTGAAGGCTTAAACAGCCTCATAAATATCCCAAGACAGTGTTGCTTCATTCCAAGTGAACGGCCCGCCCTCTATTGGCATTGCAACAGGCGCAGACCACAGGCAGGTGTCTTCATTGAGCAACCAAGAGGCAAAAGGTTGGGGCGGGATAAACGCATCCCTTTGCTCGTCATAGGCGTACCCAATACCTGCGTAGTTCTTACGCAATGGTCGTCCCTCTGGGTGCTGACCGCCATGCGTGTTGTACGAAGTTTGCACCCACCCGTGACCAAAAATGCCTGAGTCAATGACATCTTGTTCGGCAACGATTACGTTGACTACTATTCCGTTTTCTACTTTTGCAAAGTGTGACATTTGTTTCTCCTTATGCCGTGTATGAGCCTGAACTGTTGTAGGTCAGAATTGTTCTTGTTCCACTGGTTGTGACTGTCGGTGAGCCTGTGGTTGTGCCTGAGTAGCTGACTGTTGGAATGGAAAGAATTACAACGCCAGAGCCGCCAGCTGCGCCATTTCCACTAGCACCACGATTTCTTCCTCCACCTCCACCACCAGTATTAGCAGTTCCCGCTGTATTAAGTCCACCACCCCCACCAGTTCCCCCAGAACCAGCACTACCGCCACCTGTCGGGTCGCCGCCTGCACCACCACCACCGCCACGAGTCACTGAAGAGCCTGTAATTGAAGATGCAAGACCATTTCCTCCATTACCACCATTAGTGCCTGATGAGTTTGACCCAACAACACTTGCGCCACCGCCACCACCGCCAACATAATAACCGCTTGCACCACCGCCTGTTCCACCAGCAAAACCTTGCCCTGAAGTGCCAGCACCACCCGCAAAAGTTGTTGCAGACCCAGCTGAACCGCCACCGCCACCAGACCCACCAGCTGTCCCTGTAAGTCCGTCACAAGCGCCACCACCACCACCTGTCGATGTAATTGAAGAAAAAACAGAATTACTGCCATTTGTACCTGAAGCGCTTACTCCTCCAGCGCCACCACCGCCAACGGTAACTGTGTAAGTTGTGCCTTTTGCTAGAGTAGTAGTGCTAGTTAAATATCCACCTGCACCGCCACCGCCAGTTCCAGAACCACCACCACCACCCGCTCCACCAGCAACGACTAAATATTCAACAAATCCACCAGTTAAAGAACCGCTAGAAGTAAATGTATGGATAGTGTTGCCACCAGAAGTTGTGACTGTGCCACCAGTAAATACTTGTGAGCCAGCGTAAGAGATGATGACTACGCCAGAGCCACCCGCCGCAGGTGCAAGTGTGTTATATCCACCACCTCCGCCGCCTCCGCCTAAATTGGCAGTACCAGCAACAGCACCACTAGAGCCATTTGCACCTCTGCCACCACCGCCTGAACCACCTGAACCACCAGTTACTCCATTACCGCCACCGCCTCCACCGCCAGCGTATGTGACAGAACTTCCAGAGATAGATGAGGCAGTTCCAGCACCGCCAGTACCAGTTGCACCACTTGCACCTACTGCACTAGCGCCACCACCACCACCACCGATGTTATTTCCAGAAAGAACTGACCCGCCAGCAAAGCCTTGACCGCTAGTGCCAGCACCACCAGTTCCAAGGACATGAGTACCACCACCGCCCGAACCGCCTGATGGCGCGGTAGCACCAGACGCACCGCCACCACCACCACCAACCGAAGCAGTTGTAAGCGCACTAAATGTTGAATTTGTACCGCTACCACCAGCCAATAAATCTGCGGCAGTTGCGCCACCAGCGCCTACTGTGACTGTGTATATTGAGTTTGAATCAAGCGTGAGTCCAGAGCCAGTTAGCAAGCCACCCGCACCACCGCCACCACCCATTGCTTGAGTTCGGTTTGCTCCTGCACCCCCACCAGCCACTACCAAGTAACTTGCTGTTACAGATGACAAAGGGCTAAGTGAGCCAGAAGATGTGAATGTGTGAATGAAGTTACCGCCTGATTGGGTAACAGTTCCACCACCAAATAATTGTGTTGCGCTTGT